CTGTTGCCCAAAGGCAACAATGGACCTAAACAGGGTTCTGATCTTCGTAGTGGCGTTTCTATTGTTCTATAGAAACTTTCTGCATATGAAAACCAAAATCAAGAGTTTCATTCATCGAAAAGGTTTGGTGAAACGGTACCTTCAAGAATTTCACTCGGTTCAGGCTCCCTGTGATCGATACACAAGGTACGAATCCAACCATTGCCACCAGTCTTTCCGGGCTTGCCACATACCTCACAGGTACAACCAGACATCATCTCAGCAAATTCTATAAGGCTCTCTACTCTATCTGTACTATTGTGTACATAGAATCTTAGTGTACCATATTTTTCTTTTACTTGAACTATTACAGGAAGCTCCTCTAATTCCTTTTCGTAATTAGCCTGTGACTCAGCGAGCCATTCTCCGTTATCGGGTCGTGGATACTCTGTGGCACCCCTTAATCGATTCTTGGCATTATTTAGATTAGTGGAGATTGTACAGCACAGCGTATCAATAATATTGTCCCAGCCGGCACCCACACCAAAACTATCACCAATCTGTGATCTCTCTAATAGTTCTGGATAAAGTTTAGCAAGCTCTTCGAAAAAGTCTTGGTTATTGTCATATTCGTTATTCATGCATATATAATACAATATTTACACACGAAAGTCAAGTAACGGTTGTATCTATACGCACGAAAACTGTGCAAGAATCTGTCGCAAATTTCCAAATTTAAAAACCAAATCTGAGATAGAGATCTGAGATTCAGGTTTTGATGGGATGTTTAGATGTAGACTGGACACAGAGCCATATAGATAGGCTCTGATTTTGAAATAGGAACTATATTATCTTTTACATCAGAGTAATCTATTGCACCTAATGGGTTGTCCGACAGTGTCGGTAAATCTGTTATATTAAAATGGAAATCTACAATCGGTGCTATCGCCGCATTTTTGCAATCAATTGCAACATACCTTGATATAATTGTAACAACTACAGTTTTACCTGCACCATTGCTAATTCTGGTCGGAGTCTTTAATTTTAATGTAATAAGCCCAAATGTAATACCATCATTATGAGTTATGGAATTTCGGTCTATGTATGCTTCTGTGCCCTTACCTTTCCAGAAGACAATCTTTTCCCATAATGGCTCTTTTCTTGCCACATTATCCGCTGACGATATTGCAGCAAATATTGCAATAAGAAACAGGATAATGATCTTATACATAAATGTATTTACCATTTCCTATTACATATTATTCCTTTGGCGGGGTGCCTTCGGGTGGCTGGACAGGAACGCCACCGGACTCAACTGACACTGAGCCATCACCGTGGACTGTAATCTTAACTTTGTTACGGTCTTCAATGGCTTGCTTCTCTGCCTCCTCCTCTTCGGATCGCAGCCGTTTGATGCCGACACGTTTCATACCAAACCGGAAGGTAGATGCGGCCTCGGGTTCCATTTCGATAATAGCCTGCATCTCGCTTTGGCGATCGTGTTCTCTCGCTGCAGGGATTTTATGTAGTGGTTCCACTACCACAAACTCGTCGGGGTCGAGTCTGCCCATAATGGAATTAAAGCGACCTTCGTCTTCATTGTCAATAGTAAAGGTGTATTGTGTGAGTTCCATATAAGTCCTGTAATTAGTTTATTGTAACATTGCCCGATTGGCTGGTCGAATCAAAATTAATCCATCCAACAGTAGGTATTGCTAACTTCAATGCTGTTGCATCATTCTCGTTCATATTAAGACGGAATAGCAAAGTTCCTTCATGGTGAAAGCTGGATAAAGCTTCATTTATATATTTTATGTCTATATTGCTGTTATCTGATGTGCGATCTCTTAACATAGGCCATGTTTCTTCCTCTATTCTAATAAAATAGGTTAGTATCGGGTTTACCATTTAACCTTCCTGAGTATGATTTCTGCGCAAGACAACTTCAACATGCTGGCATCCTCATCTGTCATAGATATCATATATTTAACTTGTCTCGGTGTGTTGATATCTGGATTGCTACTGTATGAGTTATAAGTTATCCCATTGTTTTTAGTAAATTCCGATACCGAAAAATCAGAAGGGCAATTTTGAATTACCCAAACATGCTTTTTCATCGTTGAAAGTAATCTTTCTGCAGGTCAAGTTTGTGGCGTAACTTAACAAGCATGGCAGTATCGGGCGGTAGAATCATTGCAAACCTGACTGTTGGATTTCCTGCATTATCCCAGTGATTTTGGACTGCTGGATAAATCTTTTGTTCCTTTAGCCATTCTTTTTCGGCCTCAGCGAATTGTGGTTTTACAGCATAGATAATTGTAATCATTTTTAATTCTTTAGTAGAATAGAACTAAATTATAGTAGGTTATACCGCATTAGTCAATTGATATCTGTGTCTCTTTGTACAATTTTTCCATTTCTGGTATACGAGTCTTTGTGTTGCGACTGCCTAATAGTACGAAAAATCGTTGCCCAAATGGCGAATTTACAACCATAACAAGACAACCGCCTGCAGGGTTAGTGAAGCCTGTCTTTGACAAAATTACGCTTAATTTTGCGGTTAACGGGTTGGTATTCTTTATTTTAATTATCGTCTTGCCAGCATGAATTTCGGCCGCCGGCATACTTGATATTGAAGTGATAGTGTGATTTAAGGATGCTATAATCATTAATTTCAGTAAATCATTTGCTGTACTAACATTTTCTTTGCTTAGACCCGTAGGTTCTTCATAATGCGTATGCAACATACCTAATTCAGCTGCCCTATTATTCATGGCATTGATACAATTTATTATATTTGCACATAAGATTTGTGCAGCAAAATTATCTGATTTTACTAATGCAAGTGTTAGGAGTTCTTCGCGTGTTAATGTTTCTTGCTTTCGAGGAATATGGCTTTGTACTGTTCGCGTTGTCGGGATAGCTAATCTCTCATTTAGATCTTGTTCCGAAGCAAGCAAGCCTACCATTAGTTTTGATATTGATGCAATGGGTCTTACAAGATCACTATCGTGTTCTTTCAGGATAGTACCATCGGTACTTGCAATTAAATAGCTCTGAGTGATAAATGCCGCCGGTATTTCTATTCTCTTCTTTTTCACGGGTTTCGATATTGCACCAGTGATTGTGAGTATTAATACGCAGAATATGATAAATTTTTGCATTAGGTAATTACCGATAATAAGATATTATATATTATCTGTGTATATATGTTAACCGGTAATAAGTCCCTCGTACGGGCTTTGCCATAATGCTTGGTAGCTGACGGGTCCATATGTTATTACCGGAAAGGTAATAGTCTCGCCGGTGTCTAGCCGTATACTTATTCGGCCTCCCCGATCATAGTTATATAGGAAATTATTAGTCACCTTAATCATGAATGTTCCCATGTTAGGATTGACCAATATCAAATCTCGTGTAACAAATTCAACACTGCCGGGATTTTTTGGATACCATGTTATGCTATCGATGTGGTCAAGGTTAGTACCACTTAATCTAAAATAACTTGAGACGCCGCTTGTGATAATAATACCGACAACACCCATTCCTTGATACGGACTTGTAGGCAATGCGAAAATTTCAGTAATAGTGGTTGTCATCCACTATTTATCTATTTCTGTACTTATCTTTAAGCGTGGCTGAAATGTAAGATATTCGCATCCTGTCTGCTAAGAATTTATCAGTCAATTTAATAACTGTCGCTGTCTCGGCCCTAATCTTTCCACTTATTGTATGGCTGCCCGACTGATGCCATTCTTCTGAAAAAGAATCGCTAATATAATTGAAATCTGTGCCGAGCATCTCCAATTTTTCCGTAAGCTCGTCGCACTCAGTGGAGCCGTTAAAAACGAATTCTGCATATAAGAATTCGTTCATACATCGGTGACTTTCCTATATGAAATAAGAATTTCTTTATCATTGACACGGATGCAAATGGGAGAATATAATTGACCCCTTACATCAATGGGCGTGATTCCTATAATATTAATTGCTTCCTTGCACGACATTGGTTTGCCCAAATCCAGCCGCAATTGTATGGTATTATTTTTAAATTCTATATTGTAATTGTTTATACCAAAACTTTTATATTCCGTAAAGTCTTCGGTTGCTTCGTTGGTTAACCATACTAAGGTTGTTAGGAAACCTAACAAGAATATGAATATAACAAGAAATAAATTTTTTAAACCGTGTTTCACATGAACTCCTGGCTGTGTGTCGCTATTTATATCTGTGCTTTACATTTGGAATTAAATTCGGTAAAATCAGAACCGGCTATAGAAAATGCTGTTGTAAATTTTGTTACATCATTTGCATACCATCGAAATTTAATAATCTTGCCTGTCTTAATGGAACTAATCAGTACGGGCGAATCGTATACATACCTGTATAGAAGATTCCCATCAACTACCCACGATAATGATTTATCTTGAGAATCATCGATTGACGAGACAATAGATATGCTATTTTCTATATGAATACCATTATCTATAAATAACCCGATAATCGGGGTGCCTCCCTTGAGAGAACAAATAAACCTTAGGCCGGTGATTACTTTTTCGGGTTTGGTGCCCGCTCTTGTACCTATTGCCGAAGTATGATAGATATATCCGACTGGCTGCATATTACTGTCCTTAACCTCAGATAACACCCAGGTTGCTGAATTAGCAACAATAACAGTGCCAGATATTAAAATTGCAGCCAGTAGTTTTTTCATATATCTATATTATAAAATCGTTTATAATAAGTGTCAACGTGATGCAACATAAATAATTAAATGGCACAACAAGTTTACCTAACCTACACCGAGAATAACAAAATGGTTGCTGATACTATCAGCAACCATACCTTTGTTAATTCCAAAATTAAAATACAAGAAGATGCAATCAGTGCCGATGATTTGGTAAGAATGGCTAAGATGTGTCCTACTGAATTTTTCTATGTGATAACAAGTGAAAGTGATATTTATTTTCCAAAATTCAACTTCTCATTTAAACCACCAGTATGGGACTCGAAGTATGTTCATATATGGGGAAACAGTAACACCTTAAGATTATACAATAAAGAACTTGTGTTACGGAATCCGGGAAACTTTAGCGATGATAAAATAATAGCTGGCGAAGTCGAACTTAAGATAATCCAGGAAGTTATTTATAAAGAAATACCACCCGATATTGTGTTCCTAAGTTTCGATGAGGAAGATGCGGTAGCTAATTACAAAAAATTATTGGTTAGGTTTCCCAGAGCAATGCATATACACGGAGTAAAGGGGATATTTGCAGCTCATATGGCTGCTGCTAAAAAAGTATCAACTGATGTATTTTATGTAGTGGATGCCGATGCCGATGTATTGTCGGATTTTAGTTTTGACTATAAGCCCCCTGTATACGACAGAAATTCAGTATATGTCTGGCAGTCATTAAATCCGGTTAACGACTTAGTTTATGGATACGGTGGCATAAAACTATTCAATACACATATGCTGTTGGGATACGTGGGGTCATCTATCGATTTTACAACCAGCGTTTCTGAAAACTTTAAGCTAATGCCTGAAATTAGCAATATAACAAAATTCAATACAGATCCATTCTCAGCGTGGCGAAGTGGATTCAGGGAATGCGCTAAGTTATCATCAAAGATTATTATTAATCAGGATAATACCGAGTCTGAAAAAAGATTAGATGCTTGGTGCAGTAAGGGATTTGATCGCGATTTCGGTGAGTTTGTAATTAATGGTGCTCAGGCCGGTGCGGCATACGGTAAAGCACATATGAATCAACCCGAATTGCTCGGGTTGATTAATGATTTCGAATGGCTAAAGTCTCAATTTGATTTAGCAATGCAAACCTAATAGTTTCTCTACCATAATGTTGATGTCTTTTTCCAAAATTTCGGTATTTATAAATACTTTGACATCTCTCATTTTCTTATAAGATTCTTCCATCTTATCCCAGGACGCATTTCGATTCATTGGTATAGGATGCGTGATTTCTTCTCCACTTAACTCGACTGTATTACCATCGTAATACTGAACTAATATTTGTTCAACATATCTTGCAGGTATTTCTTTTGCATCTATTTCTTTAACAATTCGATCAAATACAGATGGTCTTGCAATCCTACTAATGGCCCTATCGAAACTAAAGTTTGTTGTCTTTTTTGTCATTACCTGCTTCTCCTGAGTTACAAGTATTTATTATAACATAGCCGTTTTAAGTCAGCTATGTTAATGACATCATACTGCCTTACGGGCTGCATCTCGCATAATCTTTTTATCAACTTGTGCATCAATAACAGCAACTTTCTTCTCAACTTTGGCTTCTGCTGCATTACGTTGATCTCTTTCTCGACGCTTTGCTTTCTGTTCCTCGAGCTTCTGTGCTTTAATTTCTTCGGGGAGTGCGGGCCGACCCTTGCCTGGTTTGAGTTCTGGCGACATAGCGTATGCCTCTTCTCTCTTTGCTGCGGCATCAGCTTCGAGTAATTCTGCCTGAACAATTAAACCTTTGGCAACAATTGTCGGGTCTTGTTTAATTGAGGAAATTACATCTGCAATTGACGCATCTGGTGTAATAGATGCTTCTCGCTGCCTTGCCATATATTCATCGACCTTTTTATCGATTGTGGCGTTAATAAGTTCCAGTGGAACCACCTGACCCGGCAATGGAATCATATTTATATTGCTCACTGGTTCTCTGCGAAGATATCCGCGTTGATGCAATGATGTTAGACAATTTGTACCATCAGGGAATGTGCGTCTATTCAATACTTCGTAGAAGTCATTTGTTTCAGCCGATTCTCTACTATTCATACACTGAATAACATAATCATGGTAACTATCAGGCAAACGCTCAGTTTCAACAACAAGGCATATCTTATCATCGGTTGGTAGCTTTCTAAATACTACTGCTACTCTCACACCGGTGTTTTTCAACTGCCCAGCGTGTTTTTTAAGATTTTCTATCATTTTATTTTCCTTTATTAACAAAAGGGCGCTGAGCCCTTTTGTTTATGCTGCTGCTGGTGCGGACTCTTCTGTTGCTGTAGTAGCATCTGCAACTTCAGCATCTTTAGTCTGTACGCTTTCGACATAGGCTAAGAAGCCGGAAAGTTTATTAAATGAATCGCCTACTTGCGATAGTTCGCCTGCTTGGAAGGCACCTCTGCGTGATGCAAGGTCAACAATGCGGCTCAACAGCTGGAGATCAGCAATTGTTAATTGTACTGGCTCTAATGTTGTGGTTGTTGTGGCCTCTGCTGCTGGCGCAGGTGCCGCTACTGTTGCTGGTGCTACTACTTTTTTATTTACTTTTGCCATTTGTATTCTCCGTTTGTTAAATGGTGTAAGAGTGATTCTATACAGCTTTATTTATCATTTGTCGTTCAGAATATTAATATTTTCTTGAACAAAACGGTAGAAATTAACAGTCAAAAGAATAGGGCCGGGGCCCTATTCTTTATTTGATACAGTTTAACCCATATAGAGTGTATTATGCATCTGCGTCATCATTATGATCCTCTAATTGAGGAGTTGGTGTAGCACCCTGTGTATGGCTAACAACCTTGACTAAATGTTCTGGCCATTGAATGTAATATTTCCATTCCTCATCACGAATATGAATCGGTAGTGTCTTACGCTTGGCTAAAATCTGGTAGTAAGTCGGCTTAACCGGCATCTTCTTTGGCACAATAGTGTCATCTGCACCTTTGTCGCTGTTGCAAGACTTACATGATGTTGTAACATTGGTCCATGTGGTTTTTCCGCCTAAAGAACGCGGAACTACATGGTCCAATGTTAAGTCAATAAGCTTAGTCTTGCCCTGACGATCCTTACATCTATTAGTTGTCTGTAATTGGCAAGTGAAGTCATCTCGTAAATATACATTGGTACGGCTATACTTTAATGTCTTGCTCCACTTAACCTGTTCAGACATGATTACAATGGAAGGTACAGGCATAGATAGATGTTGTGATCGTACAACCCAATCGTCATACTCTTTCAATACTTTTACCTTATCTGTAAATACAAGACGCATGGCAACTTGCCATGTTACCACCGAAAGTGGCACAAGCGATAGTGGCATTCCATCGGCATTTAAAAGTAAGACATCGGACATAGTATTGCTCTGGTTATTTTAAGGTTCATGTTTATCCTATATCTTATTATACAAGGCATAGGACAATGTGTCAACTTATGTATTCAGTTGACGAATTCTATGTAGTTTTGAAATGATTGCGGAATTCCCTTTAATTTAAGGGCCACAGCATCTCCGCGATGCTTGAAGGTAACTCGAAAAGTCTCATTAAATATATGATTTCCGGGTTCCCATTCGCCGTTTATATCTCTTGATATTTCATATTTGACATTGTTGTGACAAGCTTCATCTACCCACGACTTAAAAAATAATTCGAGTATTTTATGATTTGTTAGCGGTAGTGTATCTTTAATCCTAAAGATTAAGGAGGTGTCATACATTAAATTGCCTTTAATGTATTTATGCCTTGTGCAGTTATGGCATAGTTAAAAGAAGGAGATTAATTTTATTGATAGCAACAAGAGCATCGGCCCTGTAACTTTCTCTGTTCCACTGGCTTTCTTCATCTCTGGAATTCCATAAAAATTCAAATTCTTTATCAAACTTTGAATCGACATCGGGCAGATCGCCCAATGGTCGGTTTAGGATTGTTTCAGCAACTAAAACTGCATCACGGTACAGCCGCTCCCTGCACATTGTTTTGGCTATTGTTTCAACAAATTGTTCATTAGTCGGTAACATAAAAGTATTCATAAGACCTCACTTGATTAAATTATCATCATATCCGTTGCGGTTTGCATATCTATATACATATCCACATTCGTATGACTCACTAAATGTAGTAACCCTAATTTCTTTGCAATTATTTATATTCTGTTTACCACATGCACATTTCTGTTCTGTAGTATCATATTTCCATCCTTGTCGGATAAAACCAAAATCATCAGTGTACTCGACATACTGATCATTTCCTCGCTGTTCTAATACTCTGTTAGTCATACGATACCTAATAGTTCCTTTAAATTGACAGATAAGGTATGAACAACCAGCATTTCTTTTGCAATTATATCATTAGCTATTGCAGGTGTCAGCTTTACACAATAACTGCTGTCACAGTGTTGAAGTCTTACTCCTGCTTTTTTACCGGTTTTATCCAGTACTCTCTCGTAAGTTATCATCTTGTTTGATGCACCTACTCCCTTAGCACCAATTGCCATTACCCGATGATAACCAGCATGATATGCGGTTATAATGTCGCCAATTTCGATTTTAGACATATTAGCAACTGCAGGTAAAGAATGAATTACGGTCATTTTCCTTTACGGTAGTCCGTTTAATTCTCTCGTACATATTCCAAAACTCGTCTGGCACATACTCGCCTTCGAGATCACCGCCCTTGCACAGATAGTCTCCGGTGAGCAAATAAGATTCAGCCGCCTCTAACATTTCACTGTATGTGCAGTTAACTTTTTCGGCAAAATCTGTTATCCATTTTTCGGCGACAGGATCTCCCTGCAATGCAATAAAGGTTTTCTCTGTTTCTGCTAATGCATCTTCCTTTTCAAAGGCCGGGTGTAACCATTCATGCCGCAGACTAGTAATGGTGTTAGGGAAAAGGAACATGTAAAACATGTCTCCTTTTTTAACCGCATGAGTCAAAAATGGATCGACAATACCGATTGCGTCCTTCTTCTTAATTTTTACAGTGTGGGCTAGATCACTAAATCCGATTCTATCACCCGGATTTAAGGCAGTACCGGCAGTGACAGGCGCTATTGCAATATGAATTGCATCGCGGCCGACAGGCTCGTCAATTAAATTTCCAAGTTTTGGTAATTTATCCATTATTTCTCTTTTCTTTAATACACAGATAGCGAACCCGCACTACTGTCTAATACGGGTTCGCTAAACATTATTTTCCTGTTTTGGCCGCCGGTGTATACCAGGCAGTCATACCAAATGGTGCTACCAATCGCTGGCCCGGATCACCGTGAATAAGGAACAATGTATCACAGTATTGGTCCTCACCCCAACTACCGCAGGGATAACCGTCAGTCATCATAACAAAGCGTTCTGGTTGGATATCATGTTCTCTCATAAATGCCCAATTACACATAAAGTCAGTGCCGCCACCGCCCTTGATTTCGTAAGAATCGATATCATCCAAATTTTCTGGTGTGAATTTTTCATGACCGTAGACACGAGTGTCGAAACACCACAAGTCAAGTTCGAAATCATTGAACTGTTGCATAATGCCTTTTGTTTCACTGAGCAAATCGCGCAACATTTCTGTACTCATTGAGCCCGAACAGTCAATTGATACCGCGGCCTTAACCTTAAAATCATTCTTGGTTGCAGGCAAATAAATACCGCCTGCTTGCATTTTACGCGAGCATCGGTCCCACGTAAAGTCAGCCTTAACCATCGACTGCAATTTCATATTAAGGATCTCACGCCAATCCATTTGTGGTTCGGTCAAGTCCTTCAACATGCGTTTAACACCTGCAGGAACACTGCCAGCTGATGCAGATTTTGCTGCCTGCATCACTGCATTGCGAATTTCGTCACTTAGTACACGACGATCCTCTTCGGACATTGGGTCACCTTTGCCGTCGCCTGGTTCCATGTGAATGTCAAATTCTGGATAATTCTGATTAGGATCTTTAAGAAGCAATTCGTATACTTCTTCAGCAAACATACCTTTGTACTTGGCGTCAAAACAAGCCTGCACGCCAGACGTTTTCGGGTCTGGTAGCTTACCAATGTTATGCTCATGCAATTCGTAATTAATAACATAGTCTGCTGCCGCGTTCCACAATTTAGGTTTGCGGCCCCCGCGACGATCCATGTGATCATAAACACAGTGTTCAACTTCATGTGCAACAAGAAAAATTGTTTCCTGTTTGTTCAATTTGGAAATGAAGTTGCGATTGTAATAAAAATTACGTCCATCAGTTGCCGCAGTCGGACACCATTGATCTGGTTCGTCTGTTGCATCTCGCAGAACCAGGCGTGTAGCCAATGTACCCCAGAATGGTTGTTGCAGCAACAACGAAATGCGAGCCCGTGTAAGTTGCTCTAAAACTGCTTCTTTACTTGCGTCTGCCATGTATAAACTCCTTGTATTGCTTATATTATATGTTAGGTAACTTAATGCGTCAACTGGTTAAATGTCGTCTGCACATGATCTGCAGCACTCGTCACAGCAATTACACTCGGACAAATAATCGCTGTTAATTTCCTCCGCATAAGGGCAGGTATGTGACTCTGTTCCGGCATTATGTTGGCAATGCCCGCAATAGTTGTGCTTTAACACAGCAAATGTCTTATCTTCGTTTTCCATATTATAAGGTATTTACAAAAGGTACAACATATGAAAGTCGCCCCTCAAATAGCTTTGTGCGTTGAGAATCGTATATTTCAAATCTGTTTGGGTGGACCACTGGTTCACCGAATGGTTCATAGTCGCGAGTAAATCTTTCGTGCGAGAGTATTTCTTTTAGTTTGTCAGGCTTGCGGTGCTCAAACCGTTCTATTTCATTTTTTCCGTGATAGATTCTTAATGTATATCTTGATGCCATATTACCCTAACTATTATGTAATATAACTATACAACAATACTACTCGAATGTCAACGAGAATGCAAGTGCATCATCACTATTAAGGAAACACCAGGAATGCACAGGCCCATCGGGGCCATTATGATATGAAAAATTTATATATGCGCACCATGTACCGGGACCTTTATATTCAAATACATGTGGATTATCCTCTGATTGATTGTACGGAATACCGACATGTGTTTTACACCACCTCATCATTTCGGTTATTTTATCCTCTCCAGCATTCTTAGATTCTATATAGACAACGTGCTCTGGTTTCATAAGTATTTTGATGTAAAAAAAGGACCCGGAGGTCCTTTTTGTTAGTGGAAGAGCTTAATCTTCCAGGATGTACTTGCCGTACTTAGCGTGGAATCCCGCAAACGACTTCAGTTCGCGATGGTTGATTGGCAGCTGATAGTCGCGCAATGCAGTCTTAGCACCCAATACAATCATTTCGGTCTGGAAGTTATCCATCATGAATACAAAGAACCGGTCAACACATTCGTGCCACACCTTCATGTCCATGCCGTCTTCCTTAGCTTTGGATTTTGCAATCCATTCTTGCAAGGTATAGCACATGGAGATGGTGAGCGAATACATAGCGCTCAAATCCTTTACTGTGAGCACTTTTTCCTTGCCCATCAGCACATCTTCCGACTTCGGCATCTTTGATGCAACCTTGCGGTGTGCAGCAAATTCGGTTGCCAGGCCGTCGCCAACAGTACCAGCTACCAACGAAGTATTCATTGACTCTGGCAAATCATCGGTGATCAGCTGTGACACGAATACCCACGAACGCGGTGTTGCGAATGCTTTGTCTGGACTCTTGCTATCGAACCCAAACAATTTGTGTTTGTGGTGCGACAAGAAACCAACAACATCGGGATGGATACGCGAACCGATTGCCCATTTTTGCCAATCTTCAAAGTCTGCCTTCATCTCAATGTGTACCAAACGATTCGCAAGCGGACTCGGCATACGATAGGTGACACCTTTGTCGCTGTCTCGATTACCTGCGCACACCATGCTAACACCAGCTGGCAGAAAGTACTCGCCGACGCGGCGGTTCAGGATCAATTGGTATGCTGCTGCCTGTACAGATGGAGCGGCAGCGTTGATCTCGTCCAGGAACAAAATTGCATTTGACAAATACGTGTCGGTAGGCAAGTCTGCGGGCTGTGCCCATTTCATTGTCTTAGTATCTGGATCAAAATATGGAATACCTTTGATGTCAGTTGGTTCGAGCAACAACAAACGCATGTCAATCACAGGGCGGTTAGTCTCCTTGCCGATCTCTGCAATCAGCTCAGATTTGCCAATGCCCGGAGGTCCCCAGATCATCGCAGGGCGGTTAACCTTCATGCAGCGTGTCAGCAAAGTGCGGACATCACGTGGGCGCTCGGAACGGGTGGTATCAGTAATAGCCATTGTGTGTATTCTCCAGTAGTTAAAAAGTTGCTATGTATGTATTATGCCCTGATTCAGGGTTTATGTCAAGCGGTGTTAAATCTAAGTTTAAATAATAATGCATCATCATCGTTGACGAACCAAATTATGGTAAATGGTTCAATCAAAAATGTATGCCATATCCAATTGTCTCCAACAAATTCATCAAGCCAGTCGGCTGCAATAAAGAAATCGCTGCTCACTATAGTAACACTTTGATGATGTATCGATGATATTAATTCTCCCGAAATAGTGAAGTTTTTTATCTTGCGTTTGTACTCACACTCACCGATATCCGGGAAATTATTTAATTTTATAGATGATAATGCTGGATTGTACTGCATATTATCCTATGCAAATTTTAATTTCAGTAATGTAAATAGTTCGGATGGCACATCAGCATAACTCAACATAGAAGGATGTTCGTAAAGATAAAGATGGTAACTATACTCCTGAGTTTGCAGCCACGCGATTACGCTACGGTTGATGGCGATAGTATACCACATATCGCCATCAACCGTAGCCGAGTCCATAATTCTCAAATTCTTAAACACCCTTCAGTTTCCTAACAATTTGATCTTTTTCCATGTTATTCACAGCCTCGATGAGACCGGGCCAATCATCCAAAAATATAGAACAGGACCAACTGAAGTTCTTGTTACCGCCGCCACCGGTACCAGTTTTTATACCAATCAACTTTAACGCCTCGCTGACGGGATACTCGCCCATATGGGCGGATGCTCTATCAAGAGAACCTCCAATTATGGCCGCCCACCCTCTATACCCGGTCGGGAGTCCGTTGAGCTTGCTAAAATTTGTTACACCCGTATCGGGACACGAATGTGTGTTTGATAGATATGCGATGTAATACGAATTGTTTAATTGCAGGTCAGTGAATGTATCATCATCGTAAAATTTATCACGATCACCACCATTCCTTGAATTTACTGCATCCATAATGTGCCGTTGATTTTTTAGAAACCACGGCACAATCATATCAACATTGGTTATTAGCTTTTTTTCTTCGGCAAGCCAATCTTTAAACGTTTTTCTAAGGTAGAGGTGGAGATTTTTTTCCCTATTAAGCTTTCTGACTTTTTCAAGATGCAGAAGATATTTGTCAATATTTTCCTCTTTAAAGAGCTTGCCAGTAAAGGGGCATTGACGCGCTTGTACTCTCATGATTCGCGAAGTATTTTTACCATTGCGAGTATTCTTTTAGTGCCAATATCTTGGCGATCACATGCGTGGATAATATTGTTAGCCTTGCCTAAATACCGGCCATGTGCGCTGCCGCGCCAATCGTCGATGTTACCCGGGAGCATCTCATAATCCCATCCGCAACCATCGACATGATTTGAGTGACACAGCATGCCATGCAATTGTATTGCTAATTTTTCATTATCCTTTAGGGCACTAAATGCTTTATCTTGTGCTTCAAGTTGATCAGCTTCTGCTCGCAGCCTTGCGATTCTATCAGAATTATTGGTCATAAGTTTCCTTAAAAGAAATTAGGGTTAGCAATTTCTTGCTAACCCTAATTGTACAGTATTAATTTAATATGTCAAATGGTAAAGAAAACACTACCAACTGACAAAGATAATACTACCAGAATAATTATAATCCAAAGCATCATCCATTCTCCCTCATTATCGAGTTGAGCAAAGGATTTTGTAATGCGTACCTGCTTTGTGCCAGTGAACATCCCGAAGAGCCGTGAATATGTAACTTCCCTGTACCCGGCACTAAACAATTTTCGATATAGCCCATAAGCAAATGATAGCCCGACTGTAATAAAGAAAACACCAAATAGCATTTTAACTAGGCCAGCACCTGCCACCTTCCAAACAATCAAAATGGCTGTAAGTTTGCCAGCATCCGTGCGTAAGAAATCATTTACAGTTACACCCAATTCTTTTGCAGCAATTCCAATCGCCTGTGCAAAACCTTGTGCGGCCAATGCTGCCTGTGAGCCCCATGTGGCTGCAACAGACAAGGAAGGAAGTGCCGTGGCCTCCGTTGCGGCTTTAGCAGTGCTGGCAACTGTATTTGCAGCCATTGCCTTAAGTGCCGCAATCTGTGCATCAGTTAAACCATCCACATTAATTTGGGCGGTCGTTGCCATTGATGCAATTGCACTCAGTGACAAAACTGCACCAATAATCATCTTGCGAAACATATATACTCCTTGTGTTAATAAATTGATTGTATGACAAGTACGCCCTACAATCAATTGGGTTAGTACGCCGAGCGCCAATCGTAACCAATCTTGTCTTTCTCGCGTGTAAGTACGAGAACGATTTGTTGCTTACCTTCGATATGATATGTAAATGTGCCCTGTTCTGGATCGATCTTCTTTAAGAGTTGTGGTGTAATCTCAACTTCAATTTGATCAACATCGTCGTCTGTCGGGTCTGGATCAATCCAGAAGCTATGTTCTGCGCGGCTGATCGGGTTGCCGCGCATGACTGAATTGCTAATTTGTTCAGTCGGTACTTCAACGCCGTCGATGACAATCTTCACTGCATAGCGTGAATTGTCTTCGCCGGAGAATGGTTTCGCATTTAACATTTCCAATGATTCATTAGGTGTTTCGTCATATCGATTCATTTCTTCAACCAGCGCCTTGAGCATATCAAAGTTAAAGGACGGATACAACATAGTCAACCGACAAATCTGTTGAATATGAGTTTTGTTGTTTAGGCGGTCATTGCAATATTCTTCAATGAATTCTAAATCCAGGCCTTTGAATTCAAGGAAATAGAAAATGCGACCAGGACGATTGCTCATGTGCTGGTTAACACGGTAGCGATCATTGCAAGTAAGGATAAACAACTTCTTCGAGGGATATACACCATCCAACAAAGTTAGTGTTGCTTCTTGTTCCTTTTCGTCAAACACCTTCTCAAATTCATCAAACACAATGATACAAGGTTCATTGATAGATTGGATGAATGTGTTGAAAGCATCACCAGTGAATGGTGTATTGATAACAAGCGTGGGGATACCATCTCGAGCAGCTTTCTGGGAGATAAGCTTTGCCAGCATTGTTTTGCCGCTGCCCTTTTCGCCCGACAATAGAACACCAGTACAGTGTGGGCGATCCATAAATGTAGACATAATACGGTCAGCTTGCTTGGTAGTTTTTCCGTAGATTTTGCCGGTGATATCAAAGTCGCCGATCGGCTTTAGATAAAATCCACGGGCGGGATGCGCACCTACGGTATAAGTGCCCACGGGCAATTTATCGCGAATATCAAATGCGCCCTCCTGTGTTGGCCACAAAATCTCGCCTTCTTTTAAATAGAATGACATTTAATTCCTTTTGTTAATGCTTATTGTACGTTACTAAGCTAATACCCACAATGTTACCGGCACCGTGCAGGTTTGTTCAATAATCTCTCTAATAATTTCCCAGTTACCACCACCGAGGCCAGCACCAATTGCAGGAATATGTATTTCCTTGTCAATATCATCGAGTGTGCCCACTGCAAAATTAATGCCCTCGAAGCAAGTCTGAATAGCATCATAACTGCAATTACGCCAGGGTTGACCGAACCCCGCCTGCGTAATTGCATTCCAAATGACAAGTTTTTTATCCGGATGAACATACGGATAAGATTCTCCCAATACCAGGCCTTCATCATTATGAATATCGACATAGCTGTGAAATGCGTCGGGGTACTTATTCTTAACAGCCAGAGCAACACCGCTGCCCATAACACCCTGTGCATTACATCCATGCACAATATGGCCAGATGTTACATCCATCAGATTACCAATTTTAGTTACTATCTTCATGTCATACTTTCTTCACACAATAAGGGGTTATAACAATGGCCGGGTCGTACCCAACCGGTTTAGGGAGATCGAACATAACAATAGGATACGCCTCTGGGCCACGGCCATACAATCCCACCACAGATCCAGTTTTGCCATTGAGAGTGTGGTCGGATGTGCTGTGAAATTCAACAGTATCTCCCACATTGATATATGCTGTATTATTCATTTAAATTAATCTTTACGCAAAATTTATCTTTAAATCCCTTATATGCATTCACAATAAATCCATCAGGCTTACTTTTGAAATTTCGTTCTGCTTGATTTGTCCGTCTATTAGATGCTGCTTCGATGACAGCAATTAATAGTAGATACATAAGTATACAAAATGCCGCCATCCAACCTACAAATGCCGCTTCTGTCATAATAACTGCACTATACGCAATACTGAATACCAAGGCAAAAAGCATATTTACTACTATATATGCACTAAATGCAAAAATAATAGTACACAACACAGCAATAAATGCACCAATTAGTGCATTCCTGGTGTATGAACACAAATCAGTTGATTGTTTATGCTGCTGACTACCATTCATGTTTGCAAGAAAAAAATGCCAGCTTTTCTTATTAAAATTAAGTTCTTTCATTTTGACCCTTTAAGTTTTTTAATAACATTTTCCATATCTAACAATGTCTTACAGTGTCGAGGCATACCAATACTTCCTACTATCGCAAAACATGTATCACATCTTGCACCATACGAATTAGGCCCTTCTTCGTGATAGGCATATCCACCACAAGCAAGCGTGATAGTCTCTGTCCACCAAGGAGCTGGATCATCTACATTGAACATTATAGTCCCAGTTTTTTCTGCAAGCGACTGAATTCTGCAAGGTCTTTTTCTTTTTGTTGCTTTGACATTTGTTCAGTCTTTTCCATTCTTGCACTGTATTCTTCATCAGTCTCGGGTCTGTCTATTCTCGCAACAAATCTCGGGGTCGGTGAGGTGTCATACTGTTCCCAGTTATCGGGTTCCCAGTCCAGATAAACACTAGGCCCGTGCTCATCAACCAACTCATTTAGTTGCCTGATTACATCTACTACCCTAGTATCAAGATCGTAAGGAGATATAACTGTTATCTGCTTGCATACTGTTCTTTTACCATCGGACATGTTTTCTTTTTCCCATTAATGTTGCAATCATATCTTCCTCTGAAAGAAATGTTTTTGCATCTTGTAAATATTGAATGAGACTGTCAATTGCCTCATTATCAAAATTCATAAAAAATAATGTAGCGGCCTCATTGCTTAGTCTTAGTTTTCTATCTGCACTAACACTTATATCCAGAGTTTGCGTTTCTCTGGTTCTGGTATTGTAAGTAGTCCATTTAGCTTTTATTTGATCAGACCTATAATCGTCCTCAGCAACAGAAATTAATTCAAACTCTCCCATCTTATTTCTTTCTTAACCACCCAAATGAAAACATATATACGGTCTGTGCAACAGGGTGGAGCCAATGTTCGTACAGATCCGGCCTAAAATAATCAAAACGCCACCACCGCTTTATTACACCATTAATGTACATTACTTCCGGTGGATATGTCAAACGATTGATAGTAAAATTAACACGGTGGTGCTCATATCCATCGGGCGACGGATCTGTGTGCGGTGGCACACCTGTGCCTGCAGGTATGCGCAACAGGTAAAAATCACACTTAAAATAGGTGGAAATAAAGAAGGTTATTTTACTATACCCGCTGTCTTGACGACCTTTTTGCCACTTAAACATTTTGTGCTTACTCTGCAACGGGGAATAAGTAATAGGGAACAATCGACACCTTGTCGGCATTTGTTGCCCATGTACGCTGAACCTCGCCGCCCCACATGTAATGCTTACGCGAAATTGTTTCAAGTGTAACTT